CGACAAAAATGAGAGTTAAAAATAAATACTTCTCTATTACACCAGATGTAGTAGAGAAAATGAAAGAAGCAGATATCAATTCAGATATCTTAAGACAAAGATTGGCTTCTGGTTGGAAGTTTGAAGATGCAATAGAAGTATCTATTGGAGTAAGACGTAGTGAGTGGGATAGTTTGAAACCTAAAGAGGACGAAATCACAAGTTATAAAGAGAGAATGGAGCAACGCAGATTACAGGAATTGAAACGCAAGAAACCGCACTTATTTGAAGTGCCTCAAGTACATCCTAGAAGAGAATGGTGTGTACACCTTATGAAGTACGATATTTTTCCAAAAAGGGTGGTTAGATCATGAGTATTAAAGATTTGATTATAGGCGATAGAATCAGAATCCAAGAAGTTAACGGTGTTGAAATTACAGTGCAAATAAAAAATGTTTATCGTTTAGTTCAGTCAAGTCTTGATATAGATAAATGGGTTGCTGATGTAGAAGCAATTGACGAGAGAACTTGGACTATTGATGATTGTTATGATTTTTACTCATTACCTAATGGAAATGAAGAAACTAAAAAGACGTTAGATGATAAGGTTAACCACCCGTCACATTACAATAGTGAGAAAGGTATAGACTTAATCGAATTTTGCCGTCAACAATTCACTGAAGAGGAATTTAGAGGTGCGATGAAATTCACCCAGATGATATATTCACTTAGAACAGGGAGAAAAGAAAATGATATTCAAAATCAAAAGAAATTGGAAGAATATGCTAATAGATTTGTTGGAGCTCTAGAGAATGGCAGATAACTCAATAGAACTATCTGACACAATTAATCAGACATACAAGTACCAAACTAAGGGTAAAACACCTACAGAGGTACAACATGAATTGAGAAATTTGGGTGTTAAAGGATTCATAGTTGGTATGACATCTAGAAAAGTAAAAATGAAAGTTAAAATAGAAGATATAAAAACAAATAGGGAGTGCTTGAGATGAATTCTGATTATCTATTACTATAACAATTTTATTAATATTCCAGTAATAACTGCGCATGTTCCAAAAAAAGAGAAGATGAAAATTAGTATCCATTTAATCCAAAAGTCTTTTACTGAATAATACTTTTCTTCGCCTTCTCTTGTTGCTTCAACATAGTCACTATATTTTGGAGTCATTAAAGGAGTATTTTCACTTAAATCAGTATTATAGTAGACAATCGTTGGAACAATCCAATTTTTGGATAGCATATATTCAAAGTGCTTATAGTCAGATGGCATTTTAACACTGCCTTCTCTTACGCAAGTACGCAACTTCAAAAACATTGAAATGTTCAAAGCTAAGACCACCTTATCTTTATATAGGTTAATTATATCAGAATAGGAGAATAAGAATGAAGTACTTAGAGATTAAATTATTATCTGTGAACGCGACAATTCCTAAAAGAGCAAATCCTACAGATAGCTGATTAGACCTTTATGTATCAGAAACGATTCACATACCTGCAAACACAACTAAAGTGGTTAAAACTGATATAGCAATTGATTTACCTTTTGGTTATGAAGCACAGGTAAGACCACGATCTGGTAAAACATTAAAAACTAAATTGCGCGTTAACTTTGGGACTATAGACTACACGTACAATAAAGAAATTGGTGTTATTACTGACAATATTGGGGATGAACCTATCACAGTAGAAAAAGGCACTCGAATTGCACAATTGGTTATAGCTCCCGTTGTATATCCTAAACCTAAGCAGGTGGATTGGTTCGAAAACGAAAGTGATAGAGGTGCATATGGAAGCACAGGAGAATAAAGACGTATTAGAAGAGGTTAAAAGAATACTTCGCAAAGAGTAATGAAAAGTGGGGTAAGAAATGCAATAAATTAATAATTAAAAAAGAAAAATAAAAAGCCTATAAAGACTTTTTATTTTTATGCGAAAAGTAATTTTATTCCTAAATATAAATTTTTAATTATATAGTAAAATGTAAGGAAGGCTGTAATCAGACCTACTGTCAGAGTTATATTATTGTGATCGTAACTATATGCAGAAAGGATTAGAAATGACACGATGAAAAAGATGATTGGCAAAATATGGTAAAGTAAAGCTTTTCCAGCATGTCTTGAAGTATCTCCACTTGCCAATATCCAAACTATGAGTGGAAAGATAAATGGTGCAAAAAACACACTGAAATAACAAAATGAAGAAAGAATATTATTTGCTGATTTGTCCATAGCTACACCTCCAAATTTATACTGCAAATATAACGCAATAATTTTAAGATTTATAGAAGTTTTTCTTAATCTTACAAAATTGTAATTTTAAAGGAGTCGATAAAATGATTAAGAGATTAATGAGAATATGGTTTACTATCGCTATGTATGAACTAGGTAAATGGATTGGAAGAGAAATATATTATAAGCTTACTTCATATGATAGTGTCAAAGTACCTAAAGATTTTTATGAAAAGAACGATTAAATAGATATAGAAAATTATATACGAAAGGACGATGAATTTTAAATGTGGATTATCATTTCGATTATATTAGCTATTGCACTCTTAATATCATTATGTGTTCAAACTGGATTGAGAATTAAACTAAGCGAGCATAAACAACTTAATGAATTATTGAATAAGCAGATTAAATATTTTAAAGATAATAGAAAATAAGTATCGGAGGTTTCTTATGAGTCTAGGTAAAGAAGACATACCAAAGTTAGAACAGTTCTTTCGTAATTATGAAGATATGAAAGGACAGTTATTATACAGACGATACGAATTATTATATCAGCCTCAAGATACAAATACTGGTGGGGGTAAATCTAATCTTCCAAGCAGGCCTGTAGAAAATGAAATAATTGAGCTACATAAAGATGATAAATATCGTAACTTACAGGCAACTATCACAGCGGTTGAAGATGTGTATAGAAATGCGACACCTGAACAGAAAGCTATTATTGAATACAGATATTGGGAAAAGGACTTATTAATATATGAGTGGGAAGATATCGCTCACGAGTTAACTAAATGTAGAGAAGATGGCAAGGTGATTAGTCAACATTCGGCTATTAGAATGCGTAATCAAATAATGAGAGATGTAGCAAAAAGGATTGGATGGATATATTTCGACTAATCGCAATTGGGTGTATAGTGAATTGCGGGTTGTCAATAGGGTATTATAGTAGCATAAGGAAAACTGGATAGCACCTTTAAAAGTGGAGTTGTTATTCAGTAGGTATGTGATCCAACACTATATTCTTGAGGCACGTTACTTTTGTAGCGTGTCTTTTTGTATGCACTTTATGGACCTACATAATAAGGATACACATATTAAAGGACACTACTTATTTAAGGTGGGGTTTGAAGGTGTTACTATTTAAGGTCACATACTTTTAGGTCATCACTTTAGTGTGTGACATACATAACAATAAACATTCATTTATATGTCAAAAGGTTTCGTTAGTTTAAGAGATTGATAGAAACATTAAATAATAAATCAAAAGTAAAGTTTGTTTGTTGTTAATATTATTTGTTGTTTAACAATTGAATGTTAAAAGAAATGTTTTCTTAATCATAATCTTTGTGAGATTAATTTCTATTTGATTGATAAAACATTTTCTAAAGTTAAAGACAAAATGATTTGAGATTATAAATCTTATTTCGTTTTGTCTTTTTATTTTAGTAATTGAAATTCAATTCATTGAAAGAAGTTGAAAAGAAAATTTGTTTAAAGAACCAAAAGTTAGATTAGGAAACAGAACTTATAGTCAAAGCGAGCTACAAGACTATAGGAAAGCCAATACACAAAGGTATAACAATAAGGTTAGATATAGCTCCCAGAATAGTAAATATACTGACTTCTATCATAGTTTACAATGGCGTAAGTTACGTAAACAAGTATTATTACGTGACAATTACTTATGTCAACATTGTTTAAATAAAGGCATAGTAAATGACAAAGATTTGATTGTTCACCACAAGGTAGAGATAAAAGAGGACTGGGGTAAAAGACTGGATATGGATAATTTAGAGGTAGTCTGTATCGGGTGTCACAATAAAATTCACAAAAAATAATTTTTATAATATATGTTCTTATAAAATTAACGGGGCGTTCTAAAACCCCCGTGGCTCTAAGGTTCGAGTTAAACGAGCCGGCCTTTTTTTCACCCAAATTCCCAAAACTTAATATTGTAATTTTACAAAAGGAGGTGGTCAGATGGCTAGACCACGTAAATTGAACATACAAAAGCAAGGACACCGCACTAAAGAAGAATTGCAAGAAGCAGAAAACGTTGAAAATGGGCTTTATGAGTTCGATCAGATTAATGCAGAAAATTTACCAGAAGATTTAACCGAAGGTGCTGCTAAAGAATGGGTGCGTGTTGTTCCTCTTTTACAACAATTACCAATTGCAGAACTAGACTATGGTTTGATAAAAAAATATTGTCAATTAGTTGATATTAGCGATGAAGCATATCAAGAAATGCAACAAGTTGGTACGTATCAACCAGATAACCATCGTAAAACAGGACCATATGTCACATTCATGGATACTACAAGAGAAATTATAAGCATATGTGGCAAATTGGGTATGACAATTGATAGTCGTATGCGTTTAGTTGTACCGGTTGAAAAGGATAAAGCAAAATCGGTTTACGATGAATTTGGTGTTGATGAAGATGACTAACGTTAAAATACCTAAAGCGTATGAAAAGCTTCTAAATATACCCAATGATTTAAGAGATGATGCATACAAATACTGTGTCATGGTTCTATCCGGTGCATACATTACATGTAAGGATACTAGACTTGCCTGTATTCGTCATTTAAAAGATATACACAAGTCAATAGATAATCCTGAATGGAATTATATCTATAAACCTAAACGTGCCAAAAAGGTTATTAAATTTATGGAAACACTACCTGATACAAAAGGTAAGATACACAAATTGACATTGTTTCAAAAGTTCATTGTCGCAAGTGTCAGAGGTTGGTTCACGAAAGACAGAGATATGCTGAGATTTAGAAAAGCTTTTATCTCAATGGCAAGAAAAGGAGGTAAGTCACTTTTAGTAAGTGGACTTGTTCTTTATTCTTTTTTGTTCGATAGAGAACCTGCAGAAGGCAGACAGATATTTTGCGCAGCTAATGACAAGAAACAAGCAAGCGTAGTATTCAACATGGTAACTAAACAACTTATGCATTTAGTATCAAAAGTACCAGAATTAAAGAAAGACGTTAAAAAAGTACGCGAGTTGCTTAATAACTTGCGTGATGACTCTTTTGTTATGCCATTGTCACGTGATACAAGTGCAGTCGATGGTTTCGAACCGTTCCTAGCAGTTATTGATGAATACCATGCAGCTAAGACAGACGAAATGGTCGAATTAATCCAATCAGGTCAAGGTAACTTATATCAATCACTCATCTTTATTATCAGTACCGCAGGTTTTAACTTGAATTCACCAATGTACACAAATGAATGGCCTTACGCTAAAGATATCTTAGCTGAAGTTTATGACGATCCAGAATACTTTGCGATTATCTACGAACAAGATTTGGAAGATGAATGGCAAGATAAAACAACATGGGCCAAGTCCAATCCATTAATAAATGAGTCAGATGACTTGAAAGAACAAATTGAAGAGTATTTAGAAAAGCGTGTAGCAGAAGCTAATAAAAAAGGATCTATGTTCAAGGTACTTGTTAAAAACTTCAATTATTGGTTACAAGCAAGTACAGAATCTTACTTAGATTTCAATGATTGGAAAAAGAACGAGAACGACTTTGATATATATAGTTCTAAAACTTATATTGGTTTAGACTTGTCGCGTGCTGATGACTTAACAGCAGTATCATTCGTTCATCTTGATGAAGATAATCAAGAATATTATGTAACCAGTCATTCATTTGTCGCTACTAAAGGTGGATTAGATGGCAAGATTGATAGAGACTTTATCGATTATAGACAACTTGCAGAAAACGGTTATTGTACGATTACCGATTTACAAAGCGGTATTATCAATACTGATCAAGTTTTGAATTATATAGAGGACTATATAGACCGATATAATTTAGACGTACAAGCAACATGCTATGACCCATATTCGATACATGGTGTTATTGCTGAAATCGAACGACGCGATTGGCCATATGATTTAGTGGAAATAAGGCAAGGGCCACAAACGTTATCTAATCCGATACTAGATTTTAGATTGAAAGTGATTAATGGAGACATCAAACATCATAAAAACCCGTTGTTAGACATTGCGATTAAAAACGCGGTGGCTAAAGATACTAACGACTCATTAATGATTGAGAAGAAAATGAACAGAGAAAAGATAGATCCACTCATGTCGACCATATTTGCTTATGTGATGGCTTCTGAACATGAATGGGACAGTGAAACTTTATTGCCACTATTTTTATAGGAAAGGGGTGAAATAATGCAAAAGTTCTTATATGCACTTGTAGTAATACTATTATTTATTGTGGGCTTAATAGGTCTGTTCTATGGCTTGTTTATACTTTGGAAACCTTTAGCTTATACCATTGGTGGACTGTTGCTCATTGGTCTCTCTTGTGTTTTAAATCAAGCATATGATAACACCTCGATTAATAGGAAAGGGGGTGACAGTTAATGCCTTTACTTGATTTAGGATTTACAAGCAAACAAGAAAAGATGAACAGAGATTTAGAACGATTATTGTATTGGCAAGAATATGGCACACATGCAAGCTATGTTGGTATAAACGCGCTACGTAACAGTGATGTATTTACTGCTACACGAATTATTTCAGCTGACATTGCAAGTACTAAATTAAAGGTTAAAGGTCACGAAACAAATATTGTGATGAATCAAATATTGGATTTGTTCAACAACAACCCACATTCAGACTTACCAGGTTGGCACTTTAAGTTTATAATCATCGCTAACATGTTACTCAACGGGCAATCTTTTGTTGAAATTGTACGTGATAAAAACGATTTCCCCGTAGGCTTCTACTTCTTACATAATGATTTAGTAGGAGTCGAGGAAAAAGACGGAGATATTGTCTACAACGTGAGCGAAGATGTGGAAGGTAACGCTGCAAAGATAACCAGTGAGGATATATTACACTTTAGATATATTACGTTAGATGGATATGTGGGTTATAGTCCTTTGTATGCTTTAGCACACGAAATTGGTATTTCTCAAGGCTCTAAAAGTTTTTTGCGTAACTTCTTCGATAATGGTGGTACATCAACATCAGTGTTGAAGTACAAAAAAGGGCAAATCAATGCTGAACAATTAAGAGAATTGAAAAAGAACTTTTCAGAAAGTCAATTAAAAAACAACGGTGGTTTAGTTGCTATCGATGACACAATGGAATTTAACAGACTACAAATTCCAGTCGAAGTTTTAAATTTCTTAAACAGTTATAAGTTTAGTACATCACAAGTTGCTAAAGCGTTTGGTTTACCAGTATCGAAGCTAGGTATTGAAATAGTCAACACATCTATCACACAAGCTAACCTAGAATATTTGCAAAGTACATTAGATCCAATATTTAAAATGATGATTGCAGAACTCGAAACAAAAATATTTAAGTTTATTGATTCTGGTTACGAATTAGAGTTTGACTCATCACGCCTCATTGATATTGACCCGGAATTGCAATTACAACGTATTACTGAATTGCATAGTAAAGGAATTATCTCAACAGACGAGGCAAGAAGCGTATTTGGTTATCAACCTATTAAATATGGCGAGCAACCATTGGTTGACCTTAATAGAGCGCCACTTAATACATTAGAAAGTTACCAAAAATCTAAAATTGATAAAGAAGTCGAAAAAAACTCCATTAAAGGGGGTGATGAGTATGACGAATAGTAACGTTGATGCCTATAGAGATATGGTTATTGAAGGGTATGCGGTAATCTTTAATTCTATTAGTAAAATGACACCGAATGGTTATAGAGAAAAGATAATGCCAACTGCATTTGATGGGGTTGATGTATCAGATGTTAAATGCTTAGTAGACCATGATTGGGGACAACTTATCGGTAGAACAAAATCAGGGACTTTAGAAATAAATGTTGATGAAAAAGGGTTGAAATTTAAATGCTATTTGCCTAATACATCAACAGGGCGTGATATATATGAAAACATCAAGTTGGGAAATATAGATGAATGTAGTTTCTTTTATACGCTGCCTCAAAAAAATGAAGGTAGTAGACATTGGGAAATGCAAGATGGGGACTATGTACATGTAGTTCATCAAGTTTCAGAACTTAGAGAAATAAGCATTGTAACTATGCCTGCATATGATGATACATCGGTTATAGTGGCTCAACGTTCTGAAGATCTTACGCATGTAAAAGAACTTGAACAAATGAAAATAGCACTAGACATAGAAAGCCTTCGTTTTGAAACGTGAGGCTATTTTTTATGCACAAATTTAACAAGGAGTGATATTGCATGGCTAATTTAGATGAGCGTAAAGAAGAAATCGCCAATTTGATTTCTAAAGCGCAAGAAGCAGTCGAAAAGGGCGACCTTGAAACTGCTCGTAATTTAAAAGCTGATATTGATGCTCAGAAAAAAGAGTATGAAGAACTTGAACAGCTTTCAAAAGAAATTGAAGCGTCAGCACCTAAACAAGATGAATCGTTTAAAGATGAAGGTGCAGAAGTTGAAGATAACAAAGATGGTAATTCTGGAGAAGAACCAGAAAATAAACCATCTGATGACAAAGAGGAGAAATCGTCAGACGAAGAAAAAATTGATGATAAACCAAAACCAGATGACCAACCTGAATCTGAAGCAAAACCGAAACCAGAGGCACCTACAATTGAGAAGGTGGAAGAACCAACAGAAGAAGAATTAGAAGAAGAAAAAGACAAAAAGAAAAAAGAAGGAGCGAAACGTTCTATGGCGAAATTAAATCAAAACCCAGAAGCAAACGAAGAAGTATTAGCATTTGAACAGTATATGAAATCAAAAGGGGCTAAACGTGACAACGTTAAATCAGATGACGTCGGCGTAACAATTCCAGAGGATATCAAATATATTCCTGAAAAAGAAGTGAAAACAGTACAAGACTTGTCAGAATTGGTGCAAAAGACATCAGTTACAACTGCATCTGGTAAGTATCCAATTTTAAAACGTGCTAACGCTAAATTCAACACTGTTGCTGAATTAGAGAAAAACCCTGAGTTAGCTCGTCCGGAATTCGAAACAATCAATTGGGAAGTAGACACTTATCGTGGATCTATTCCGATTTCACAAGAAGCATTAGATGATTCAGTTGCTAACTTAACTGCTATTGTTTCTGAAAATATTAACGAACAAAAAATCAACACTTTAAACGAACGCATTGGTGAAGTTTTAAAAGCATTCAATCCTACTAGTGTATTTAATGTAGACGACTTAAAAGCAATCATCAACGTTAAATTAGATCCTGGTTATGACCGCCAAATCATCTGTACACAA